GATTTTGTTAGAGATTCACTTAAAACAGTTGTTGAAGGTAAGGTTATTCCAACGGTTGATATTATAATAACAACACAGAATTGGTCTCAGTTTATGGAGACTTGGAAATTCCAAAATGTTGATAAAAACACCGAACCCCCATTTATAACGACAGTTAGACAACCTGAAGTTAAATTCGGTACCAATCCTGCGGTAATGTATAACATTCCGGACCGAAGATTATATTTCTATGCTCAGGTTCCAACTTGGGATGGACAAAGACAAGGTATGGATATCTACAAAATACCTCAACCTGTTCCGGTTGATATTAGCTATAATGTGAAGATTGTTTGTAATAGAATGAGAGAGTTAAATAAATTTAACCAAATTGTTCTTGAAAAATTCGCATCCCGTCAAGCATATCAAAACATTAAAGGACATTATATTCCAATTGTAATGAATAACATTTCTGATGAATCTGTTATGGAGATTGAGAAAAGAAAATATTACATTCAGAATTATGATTTTACTATGTTAGGGTTTTTAATTGATGAGGACGAGTTTGAAGTTTCACCAGCAATCAACAGAGTTTTACAGGTAGTTGAAATGGAATTAAATTCTACTAAAAGACGACCTAAAAAAGATGATAACCCGGCAAGTACCGAATTAACATTTATTTATCAAGTTGGTAGTACCGTTAAAACACAATTATTTAATTATACAGTAAACCTAAACGTGGGGGATAATATCAATATACAAAGTTTTGATGTTTTCATTAATGGGTTGTACTATGGTAGTGATATACCTCAAATTCAAATAAACACAAACGATACTATGAGATTAGAAATTACTAAAAATGATGATACTCAAGAGAGTACTATTATGTTTAATAATGAATTACTTTAATCTTCTCCGTAGATATCTTTTTTTGTTTTACATTTCTCAATAATAAGTCTTTCTAAGAACCGGTACATTTTAATACCCCTCTTTTCACAATAGGTTTTAAGAATCTCGTGTGTCTCCACCGATATCTTCAAATTTTTAATCTTTTTGATGTCGTTATCCATAAGTAGAAAAAAGGCAGAAAATAATCTACCTAAAATATAAATAGTTGCTATGAAGTAAAGTATTTTGGTTTTTTTTCTAATATTTATCAATAAAATAAATTATTATAAATAAAGACTAATGGCATCAAACAGTAAAGTATTCGTATCTCCCGGGGTTTACACTTCAGAAGTTGATTTAAGTTTCGTAGCTCAGAGTGTGGGTGTAACCACATTAGGTATTGTTGGTGAGACCTTAAAAGGTCCCGCTTTTGAACCTATTTTCATACGTAACTTTGATGAATTCACAACTTTTTTTGGAGGAACAACTCCAGAAAAATTTATAAACACACAAATTCCTAAATATGAGGCGGCTTACATAGCTAAATCATATTTACAACAATCTAATCAGTTATTTGTAACTAGAGTTTTAGGTTTATCAGGTTATGATGCGGGACCATCTTGGTCTATCACAACCAAAGCAAACGTGGATTGTACAACAGTTGATTTCAAATGTTTAAGTGCATCAACAGTAGATTGTATTAACACTTGTGTTGATTATGACACACTTGATTTCTCTATACCTTTTACCGGGTGTACTTTTACCACAAATGGTATAACAACAACAACAGTAGGTATAACTGACCCAACACAAATTCCATCAGAAATTTCGGGTATCTTAAACGAACAATTTGAATTGTTTAACGGAAGTACTTCAACAATTAATTCATATTTAACAAGTCAAATGACTAGTGTGGTTGAGACCCCAAGTACTTCAGGTAGTTCTATTTACTACTATGGTTCTATTTCAGGTGACCAATATAATCAATTAGTTGCTTCCGGATATACAGGTTCAACAAACGTTTACGGTGTTGATAGTGTATGTTCTGATTTGAATAACTATTGTGCGGGACAAAATGACCCTTGGTATTATTCATTATTTGATAATATTGGTGGTGGTGAGTACTCAGGTAGTTCATTCTATACAATAGTAACTGATTTAGAAGAAGTAACAACAACAACAAATTGTGCAACATTCTACAACTTTAGTGTTAGTGGTATATCAGGTAGTATTAATTATACAACAAATCCATTAACGATTGATGTGGTTTTACCTTATAATGATTTTAATGGTGTTTCTTTAACAAATGTTATTGCTGACTTCAGTGCTTGTACAGATTCTATTATCGTTGTTCAAACAGATTTATTTCAAGAAAGTGGTGTAACAGAAAATAATTTTTCAGGTACTTGTTTAACTTATAGATTGGAATCACAAGATACTACTGTAGTTAATGATTTTATAGTTTGTGTAACAATTCAAAATCAATGTGACCCGATTGTAAGTGGAAATACCGGTAGTGGTAATGTTGGAGGAATCCAAACTTGTTACCAAGGTAATTTAACCGGTACATTATACATTTATGATGGTATGGCATATACAGATTATGATGATTTAGTAATTGCAACATTCCGTTCAAGAGGTGTTTCTTTATATTCTTCGTCACAATCAGGACCATTATACGAAGTTAACTTAACAGGTTTAACTATGGATTGTTCAGGTTCGTATTCTGGTGTAACTAAAAACCCATTTGCACAATTTGGTGTTGATATTACAACAGCTGATGGTGATAAGTATTTCTTTGAGACATCATTCAGTAATTCAGACACACAATACATAACTAAAGTATTTGGTACAAGTAACTTTGCAAAACCAAGAACTATTGTTCCTGTGTTTATTGAAGAAACTTATCCTGCGTTATTACAATACGCATACCGAAAAGGTTATATTAGAGGTTTAAGTTGTTCAACTATTAATTTACCTGAAGCAAGAAATTTAGAACAAGATTCTATCGCTTGGTATTTAGAACAATATCAAGCACCAACATCTCCTTGGGTTGTATCAGAATTAAGAGGTAATAAAGTGTTTAACTTATTCAAATTTGTAACAATTGCCGATGGTGATTCAGCAAACACTTTAGTTAAAATATCTATTGCAAATATGTCATTCAACAATGGTACGTTTGATGTATTAGTTAGAGATTTCTTTGATACTGACGCTAATCCTGTAGTTATTGAAAAATTTACAACCTGTAATATGAATCCTAACGATAATTCGTTTATCGCTAAGAAAATCGGTACAGTTGATGGAGAGTATGAATTGAATTCAAAATATGTTATGATAGAACTGAATGAGGATGCACCTATAGATGCGTTACCTTGTGGTTTCTTAGGTTATAATAATAGAGAATACTCAGGTGTTAAACTACCATTCCCAATTATTAAATCACACTACAACTATCCGGGCGAAGTTATTTATAACCAACCATTTGGTAACACTTCGGGGACAGATGACACATTAACATCTTCCGGTGATAATGTTCGTAGAACTTATTTAGGTATTTCTGACACATTAGGTATTGACTTCAGTATTTTTGAATACAAAGGTAAACAAAACGTTATTAGTCCTTGTGATACTTCAGGTAGTGATTGGGCTTATAGAAGTAGAGGTTTCCATATGGACATAAATGCGAGTGGTATAACAATCCCTAGTACATTTGCAACAAGTGGTACACCGGCATTCTATACTGGTATTTCACCATTTATTACTGACCCTGATAATGAAACTAACCAATATTACAGAACATTTGCTCGTAAATTCACATTATTAGTACAAGGTGGTTTTGATGGTTGGGATATATACAGAGAAACTAGAACAAATACTGATAGATTCAAATTAGGTAGACAAGGTTATTTACAAGGAGCAAATCCTGATTGTAACCCAAGATATAGTAACGCATCCGGATGGGGAGCGTTTAACCAAATCGCTGTTGGTGATAGTACACAAGATTGGGCAAACACTGATTACTACGCATACTTATTAGGTCAAAGAACATTTTCTAACCCTGAGGCGGTAAATATTAATGTATTCGTAACACCGGGTATCTCAATTCAAATTTCGGGAGATTTAGTTGAATCAGCAATTGATATGATTGAATTTAGTAGAGCTGACTCATTGTATGTATGTACTTTAGATGATTATAATATGTACGCACCGTCAACAGGTGACCCATCTGATTTATATTATCCACAAGAAGTTGTTGACTATTTAGAAAACTCAGGTATTGACTCTAACTACACTGCAACTTATTACCCTTGGGTATTAACTAGAGATAGTGTTAATAACACTCAAATCTATTTACCACCTACGGCTGAGGTTACAAGAAACTTGGCGTTAACTGATAACATCGCTTTCCCTTGGTTCGCGGCGGCAGGTTACACAAGAGGTATTGTAAACGCTATTAAAGCGAGAAAGAAACTTACTCAAGAAGATAGAGATACACTTTACCAAGGACGTATTAATCCAATTGCAACATTCTCTGATGTTGGTACTGTAATTTGGGGTAACAAAACTCTTCAAGTTAGACAATCAGCACTTGATAGAATCAACGTAAGAAGATTATTACTTCAAGCTCGTAAATTGATTTCAGCAGTATCTGTAAGATTATTGTTTGAACAAAACGACCAAAAAGTAAGACAAGATTTCTTAGATG